CCTTGCGCTCGGCCCATGCGACGCAGGCTGCAACGACAACGACGGTTCCCGCCCAGAACATGGGATCAGCCGCAAGGCCGATGAGGAACATCCAAATGTCCAAGCCGCGATCCGCCGAATAGGCGTGCTGTGCGGCTTGCGCCACCTGAACTCCGATGATGGTATTGCCCGCAGCACCAGCGGTCCCGGCCGCCTGTCCCGTCGATGTCCCAGCCGTCTTTGTTGGCGGCGGCACATCGGCCTTACCCTGCGTTGCGCTCTGCTCGTCGGCATCCGGTAGCGGAGGTGCGAAGGCGACCGGAACGGCCGGCACATCCCCGGCCATTTTGAGAGCTGCGGACTGCGTGCCCGATACTCGCGAGAGCCAGCCCTTGCCGAAGCGCCAGAAGGTCTTCAGGGACTTGTAATAGGACGTGCGGTACTGGCCCATTTTAACGACCACCTGAGCCGGGTCGCAGTTGGCTAGGGCTCTCTCAGTAATCTCTCCCATATGCCCGTCAGCGGCCACGCCAAGGGCAGACTGAAGACATTTGATGCCACGCTGCGGACCGGCGTTGACGCCAAAGTCGAAGGTGATCAAATCCACACCGCGAGGCAGGCGGTCGGCATTCACTTCGTCCCAATACTTCGTTCGATAAATCTCGTCCCGCTCGGACTTGGAGATGTAGCGGACGCTTTGCTTTGGCAATCCCTTCCGAAGCCGATAGGCATCGTATTCCTTCTGGATGATGCCGTTCATCGTGGCGCCGCCAGGGTCGTAAGGATCGTTCGAAAATCCGCCTTCCCATTTCAGCGTTTCGGCCAGGCACGCCTGAAAGCGCGCCTCGGCATCTGCCGGTGCGTTGGTCATGTAGTCCCCCGATGTGATGTGGAATCCGACGCGCCCTATCTCTCAAAACATGGCGCGGAAAATTGAGTTGAGCGACAGATCAGTGGAATACGTCGCAAGACGTCAGAAACGACGACAGATCAGAGCTTCGCGAACGTGCCCGGTATCTGGCAGTGGTATTTCGCGACCCGCCAGTTTGGATGCGATTTGGACCATTCGGTGATCTGCATCTGGGCACCGATCCCGATCTGGCATTGCATTAAAGAGACTTCCGAGAACGTCAGTGAGAAGTCCCGGCAGTTCACGCCCATACAGGCTACGAATGCGATCTCAATCATCTGCGGTTATCTCCCCGCTTAGAACGCGCACGCCTTCCCAAGATGTCAGTGGCTTTCAATCAGTGTGACAGCTTCCGATGGAAGCAAGCGGGCTCTGTCTTCCGCTTCCTTTACGGCTTCCCGAATAGCCTCGCGGGATTTCTGAACCGCGATAGCTCCCATCGTCATGTGTTCGGAGTGGGCTTTGCTCGCTTCATTTCTGAGGACATTCAATTCTACTGAAACCTTGCTCGTCTGGTTCCCGATTTCGAGCAGCAACAAATGCTGCAAATCGTCAATGCAGCCCCATTGATCGAGATCGGCCCCGGTCTGAGGGTGTGTGCCTTTGATCTGTGCCCAGCGTTCGCAAGCGCCGGACAACACAAGTTCGCGGCAGCTTTTCTCGAAATGACAAAGATGGCATTTGCGCTTTTCAGAGGGCAGCGTATTGAGCATCAATTTTTAACCGCAATGATGAAATCGACGTATTGCACATCCAGATTAATGGCGTTTCCGGTAAAGCTATGAGTATGAGTTTGGCCACCGCCGGTGCCACCAATTTGCCGACCAATGGCGTCATCTGGGTCTCCAGTCCACGCCGCACGAGTGGTTAGGTTTTGACGACTGACTGCAAGGCCGCCCGTCGTGTCGATTTCGCCATTGTTTTCCGGTCCATACATGGCTGGATGGCCGTGGAGGGGCATTTGCGCAATGGTGAGAGCGGTCGCGCCGACGGTACCAGTGACGGACTGAGACGCAAAAACAGTATCAAACGTGAGAGTGCCCCCGCTGGATGCGGTGCCACTAACAAGACGAATGGCTTTGTTGTTATGCGCCGTGGATTTGGTCCATCCCGTAGGTGCTGCCGTCTGCGGAAAACTCACGCTGGTGCCCGTCGGGAAGCTATCCGTCGCCGCAATTCGGCAACCGTTCGTTTCATCGGCAATAACGGTTGACCGTCCTTTTGGGACGACAACACCAGACACACCATTGGTGACGGTGATATTGAAGGAATTCGTCGTCAGGTTTTCAACGAAGTAAAACCCGATGCAGGGATTCGTGAGTTGGATGTCTGCGGACTGGGCACCGGTCAGGCGGATGATAACATTCTCGGATTCGTCCGAAGTCAGAGTGATGTTGGAGCCTGCGACGGACTTAGTGACGATCCCACCTAGGTTGTTGTCGATGATCTCAATGACATCGTCGTTGAGAATGTCTCCCCAGAGTCCAGAGTTACTTCCCGTAACCTGCACCTCGTACCCTTTGTTCGGGGTGGTAGCCATTTCATTCTCTCTTTCAAAAGAAAAGGCCAGCGGTTAAGCTGGCCACATTGATAACCGGATTATTGAAGTGGGGGATCGCCTATGAGACTGCTGATTTCGCTTCTTTTCGTGCTTGTTCTTACGGGTTCCGCGTTCGCGGCTTCGACATGCCGAACGCCGATGCATTCGAAAAACCAGTCGCTTGGCGAACCGGGAAAATTACGAACGGCCGTCCTATGCTGCTGCCAGACCTCAAACGGTGGTCAGTGCTGTGCAAATGTTGGATTCTGCGGGTCTTTTATCCCCGGCTGCATGTGTAAAATCGGGCGCGGAGATCTATCGTTTAATACGGCTCACTGACCTTCAATCAGGTTCGCGTTCTCGTCGTATCGCGGACCTATGCCGCCCCGCAGTGACGGAAGTTGCGGCGGGCTCGTTTGCGCGGCAGCGGCACCAGCCACCGATCCTGGGAGAGCCCGACCAGAGATGCGAGACGAAGCGCGACGTATCCCCTGCAACAAAGCTGGCGAATGCGCGACTTGGCTCAGAGCATTCTGGACGACGGACGGATCTCTCGATACCAGCATCTCGGCTATTGTTCGAGCAAGCCGCTGATTGACCGCATTGGTGCCTCTCGCCGCTCCATAGGTCATTAGAGCGCCCGTCAGAAACCCAGTGGGATCCGAAAGAGGATTGCCGTGAGCGTTTAAGGTGCCAACGCCTCCGGCGAGGCCAAGCTCCACCAACTGCCGTGCGGTTGTCGAGTTCCCCATCGCCATGCGGGGCTGATCCATAATGTTTTCAAGGTGGAGATAGGCTTCTAGTTCGCGCGCGTTCTGATGGCCGAGCGCGATTTCGAGTTTTTCTCGTTCTGCAGGGCTGTTCGCCAGACGGTTGACAAGATTTTGCCTGTCTCCGGTCTGAGCGATTCTCTCAAGATATCTGCTAATGAATCCTTCTTGAAAGGCTTGCATTTCATGTGGCGTCATCTGCGCAACGGCTCGCCGCGTGGCATTGTTTGAAAAACCGCGCGTGGCGTATTGTTCGCCCGCCTCAAGAGCGTTATCGGCGTTAAAGAACTGCGCCGCCACCCCGCGCGCCTGTCGATATTCTGGAACCGCGCGATCGAGTTCTCCGCGAAGATCACGCGCGAGCTGCCGAGCTAGACCCGAAGTCTCTCTTTCACCGCGTCTTGCGGCGCCACTGCCAATGTCATCGAGTTCGCGCTTAACATAGTCCCAATATTGAAGATTTGGGTAAGTTGGGACGCCTTTCGGTCCGCGCGAGAAAGAAACCATGCCGCTGCTATCGAAAGAAACGCCAGGATTGAAGGCACCATATCCATCTGCGATCGCGCGATCCTGCCCCTTCGTGACGGCATCTTTCATAGCCTGCCGAAACATGGGAGAGCCAGACATGCGTTCTATTACCGGTGACCAGATCGGACGGTCTCCCGCCTGACGAGCGGCATCATACAGTGGCCGGTTTGAGCGACGTGCCGCATCGACAAGTGCTTCGCGCGTCTCCGCAGCATTCCCCGGTGTCGCGACCAAGTTGCGAAGAAACCCGGTTGCGCGATCGGTTTGGCCGGCGAAGCGGTCATTGACCATACGATTGAGCACGTCTCTCGCTTCGGGCGACTGATTGGCAGCGGAGCGCGCGAGCGCTGTCACGTTGGCATTAGAGAATCCAAGGTCTGG